GACCTCTTCTATTCGCTCAAGCCGTTTTACCGGACCAGTGCGACTTGGGGCATGAACGGCACGACGTTGGCGGGCATCCGCAAGCTGAAGGACAGCACCGGGCAGTATCTTTGGCAGCCTGCCGTCGCCGCCGGGCAGCCGGATACCCTGCTGGGCCGTCCAGTGCTGGAGCTTCCGGATATGGACGACGTGGGCGCTGGCAAGTTCCCGATCATCCTTGGCGACTTCGCGCAGGGTTATCGGATCGTAGATCGCATTTCCCTGTCCGCCCTGCGCGACCCCTTTAGTGCCGCCGTCTCCAGCCAGACTCGTTTCCATTGGCGCAAGCGCGTGGGCGGGACCGTCGTAAAGGCCGAAGCCTTTAAGGCGGTCAAGGTCGCCGCCTCCTGACGCTTAGCGGGTGGCCCTCTGCCGCCCATTTCCTCCAACTTTGAAAGGTCTCTGAAATGGCTATCTCAGCAACAGCAGGCGCGAAGTTCTATATCGGGCCCGCCAGTCCGACCGCCGAAGATGCATCGGCTTATGCGGCGCTCACCTACAAGGAAGTTACCAGCCTTCGCGATCTGGGCGAGTTCGGCAGCGAGGCCGAAATCCTCGTCGCAAAGTCGATCAACTGGGGTTCGGCGCGAAAATTGAAAGGCACCCGCGACAACGGCACGATGAACCTCATCTGCCATCGTGACCCGCTGGACGAAGGGCAGAACGCTCTGAAGGCTGCGGAAGCCACCAGCTTCCCCTACGCCTTCAAGGTGGAGCTGAACGACAAGCCCGGCCCTGACGCAACCGCCTCCGTCTTCTATTTTGCGGCCATTGTCAGCAGCGCCCGCAATACGCTGGGCGAGGAGAACACCATTTCCTCCACTACGTTCGCGCTGGCGATCAGCGGGGACATCATTGAAGTCCCGGCCGTCCTGGCTGATTGAGATGAGGCCCGGCGATGAAATCCTGATTGTCCTGGCGGGCGAGGCTGTGATGCTGCGCCCGTCATTGCGTCATGCCATCCGGCTTGAACGTCGGCCCGGTTCGTTCCGCGCGTTGATCGATGAACTGGCCGATGGCTCACTGTCCGCCGCATGTGAGATCATCGCAGCCCATCATCCTCATCCATTCCTGCAAACGCGAGTGTTCGAAGCCGGATTGGACACCCTTGCCGAGCCTTTGACTGATTATGTCTTAGCCTGTGTTGGCATCTCGCGAGAGGCAGAGCCGTCGCCGGAGGATGGGCGGTCAACCGAACGCCTTCCTTTCGCGGACTATCTTCAGCGTCTTTTCGAGATCGGAACTGGCTGGCTGGGCTGGATGCCCGCCGCTACCCTTGAGGCCACGCCCGCCGAGATCGTCGCTGCCTTCAAGGGACAGCGGGAGATGATGAAAGCCATTTTCGGCGGGAACGATGAGGAGCCGCAGCAGCCGGACAAGCGCGGTCTGGGCGAAAAGTTCAGGGCCGTCTTCGCTTCATTCGGAACAAAGATCGACCGACAGGAGGCCAGCCTTGGCGAATGATCCCTTTGCCCATGTTCAGGACGCTATCGGCGAGCCTTACGACAATGCCTTTGCTGTGGACATGGGCACGCTAGCGCTGGGCGACGTTGAACTGCCCGTAACATGCAGCGCCTTGTTCATTTCCTATGTCGGCTTTTCCCATGTCCGCGTCACAACGGCAGGCGGGCAGACCATCGACATATACAGCCACGGCTCCCGGACTCTTCCGCTCCGCGTGACGCGGATTCACCAGATTGACCCGGGGGCCGATGCAAGTCCGCCTGTGGGCGTGATTGCGCTCTGGTAAGCTATGCCCGTCCGCGCCCCTTCCATCCGAGCCTGTGGCTGTGTCGTCGCCAGCGGTGAACGATGCCAGCACATGCGCGCACGGGATAGCGAGCGCAAAGCGCGTCACGATCAGCAGCGCCCCAGCGCGCGGCAGCGGGGCTATGACGGCAAGTGGGATAAGGCGCGGGCAGAATTCCTGAAGGTTCACCCCACTTGCGTCATGTGCGGCCAGCCCAGCCGCGTGGTGGACCACATCAAACCGCACAAGGGCGACAAGGCTCTATTCTGGTCCCGGCCCAATTGGCAGGCGCTCTGCACCCCTTGTCATTCCTCCCGGAAGCAATCGCTGGAGGCGCGGCGATGAGCAGGAAGGCCGACACATACCTCTTCCGCGATCAGTGGATGACACTCGGGGAGATTAGCGAGCTAGTGGGCGTATCCTACAACACTGTCTGGCGGCGTGTGGACGGCTGGGTTGTCCGGGATAGCTTCAAGCAACGGCGGCCCAAAGGTGTTCTCTGGACCTTTCAGGGCAAGAGCCAAAGCATCTCCGCGTGGGCGAAAGAACTGGCCATCAATGAGAGCACCCTTCGCGACCGCGTGGGGCAATCCGGCTGGTCCATCGAAAGAGCATTGAGCGAACCCATCACCACCCCAGCCGATCAGACGCGCCGCCGCCGCAACCTCAAAGCCATCAAGAGAGTCTGCGTCGCCTTCCGTACCGGGGGGCAGTCGAAGACTTTCCAGAATTCACCGGGGACCGGCGGGGGGAGGCACGCGCGTCATTTGCAATCAGAGGAAAGGCCATGAGCATCATCACGCTTGAGGACGCCAAGGCGCATCTGAACGTCACCGGCTCCGAAGATGACTATGTGATTTCCGCAAAGATCGCGGCCGCAGAGGCGTGGATAGGGGCCTATATCGGCATGGCGCTGGATAACTTAGACGCTTTTCCCGATGGCCCTGCCGAGCCCGTCAAGGAAGCCGTTCGGCAGCTTATCGGTCATCTCTATGAGAACAGGGAGGCGACTGTTGTGGGGGCAAACGCCTTCGTTCCGCCGTTCGGCGTCATAGACCTATTGGGGCCATATCGTGAGATCGTGCTGTGAGCGCGCAGCTAGATCGCCTCAGCCGGCGCTTGCAGGCCATCCCCAAGGCCGTGCGCGATGCCGTGCAGCCTGCGCTCGATAAGTCGACGGACGAGCTTGTTGCGACCATGCGGCACCTTGCCCCTGTGGACGAGGGCGAGTTGCGGGACAGCATAGAGAAGCGTCCCGGCGATCATGAGCTGGCCCGGAAGGTCGTGACCGACGACTATAAAGCGCGCTGGGCAGAGTTCGGAACCGCCAAGCAATCGGCGCAGCCATTCTTCTGGTCAACTGTCCGCCTGAACCGGAAGCGCTTCACCAGCCGCATAAAGAGGGCGATCCGCAAGGCGCTTCGGAGTAACTGGGGAGGCAGTAGTGGAGCCTAGCCTTGACCTTCAGAAAGCAATTCGCGCCCGCCTGATCGCCACTGCCCCGGTCGTGGCGCTGGTGCCTGCTGCCCATATCCGTGAGACCAGCGGCACACCCTCTGTCTTCCCTTCGATTCTGATCGGAGAGGGGCAAACGATCATCGGCGGAAGCATCGCTCGAAACCGTCACACCGTCTTTTCCGATCTTCACGTCTGGCAAACCGAACCGGGGCTGGCTCAAGCAAAGGGTATGGTTGGCACCATCCGGCAAGCCTTCGCAGCCCCTTTCTACACGCTCGATCATCACTACGTGGCAGACCTGTTCATCGCCTCCACCCGTTTCATGCGTGATCCTGATGGCCTGCATTCGCATGGCGTCGTGAGCATCGAAGCCCAGCTTGTGGGGCCGCTGTCATGAGGGCCGGAAAGCTCGACAAGACCATCATGATTGCCCGCGCGACAACCGTTGTGGACGACTACGGCACGCCAAGCGAAGGCTGGGCGACCGTCGCCACCGTTCGTGCTCAGCTTGTTCAATCATCCGCCGAAGAATTCATGCGGGCGCACGGCGCAGACGGCGCTTCCGTCGCAATCTTCCGCATTCGCTATTTGGACGGCTTGGTTCTTGCGGATCGCGTTACCCATGCGGGGACCGCTTTCAACGTGGAGGAGATCAAGGAAATCGGAAGACGTCGGGCGCTTGAACTCCGCTGCACAGCGGCGGGGGGATGAGCGATGGCCATCATCATCCGCAAGAAAAAGTCTGGTGCAATTAATTGCGCAGAACCGGAGCCAATTCCCGATGCAATTAATTGCACGAACCCGTTTCCTGAGATCGCGGACCCACTTGGTCATGGGCAGCGGGCGGTCGATTTCCTCCGCAGCTTGAAGCACCCCAAATCCTGGCTCCCCGGTCGGGTATTTCAGCTAGACCCGTGGCAGGAAAAGATAGTCCGCCAGATTTATGGCCCATGCGATGAGTTCGGCAATCGTGTCGTGCAATCCGTGGTCATTATGGTCCCGCGCGGCAATCGGAAGACGAGCTTAGCCGCCGCCTTGACCCTGTTGCACACAATGGGGCCGGAGGCGGTGCCGGGCGGTGAGGTTCTGTTGGCGGCTGCCGATCAGAAGCAGGCAAAGATCGGATTGCAGGAAGCCATCGGGCTCATTCAGGCCGGGGGGCACGAGCTGTGGCGGAAGGGGCAGGGGAATGTCCGATACGACGCCAACAGCCAAATCAAGCTGCAAGAATACAAGAACAGGATCAGCTTTCCGAACGGCTCGTGGCTGGAGGCCCTATCCAATGATGCTGGAACCCAGCATGGCCGCACGCCCGTGTTTGCGCTCTGCGACGAAATTCACGCATGGCGGAAGCGCGATCTTTGGGACGTAATTGATACGGGTCTAGCGAAGGTGGACAACAGTCTTCGCGTCACCATCACCACCGCGGGTAGGGGGCAGGAAACCGTCGCATTTCAGGTGATCGACTATGCCCGCCGCGTCGCGGAAGGCAGCATTGACGACCCCAGCACCTTGGCGGTCCTGTATGAGACGCCCGCCGATGCGGACTGGCAGGACGAAGCGCTGTGGCATCTCGCTAACCCCGGCCTCGCTCATGGCTATCCAAGTCTCTCTGGCCTGCGTCGCATCGCCCGCGCCGCCGCCAACAGTCCGGCCGACCGGGACGCCTTCCGGCAACTGCATCTGAATGTCTGGCTGGGGCATAGCTCCACGCCCTTCGTGGACATGCCCATCTATGACATTGGAGCCAGCCCGTTCGATCTGGAGGAACTGGAGGGAGAACCTTGCTGGCTGGGCGTGGACCTTTCCAGCAACTCCGACCTGACTGTTATCGTGGCCGCGTGGCAGGACGGTCATGATGGCTATATCGTCCACCCTTGGTTCTTCTGCCCGAAAGACAACCTTCAGCGGCGTGCCGACCGGGATGGCGTTCCATATCCGCTCTGGGCGGAAGAGGGCTTTATTGAACCGACGCCGGGCAACGTCGTGGACTTCCGCCATGTGGAAGACACAATTCGCGACCTGTGCGAGCGGTTCGACGTGCGGGAAATCGCCTTCGACCCGCACCTTGCCCGCAACATGCTGAACAACCTGCTGGAGGACGGCTTTCCCGCCGTGGAGATGCGGCAGGGCTGGATAACGATGGCCCCGGCCATCAAGGAACTGGAACGGGCCATCATTGCGGGCAAGTTCCAGCATGGCGGGCATCCCGTGCTGCGCTGGAATTTCGACAATATAGCTGTCGAGACAGACAAGGCCGGAAACAAGTCTTTCCACAAGGGTAAGAGCCGGGACCGCATAGACGGGGCTGTTGCCGCCGCCATGGCCGTCGCCCGCGCTGCTGCCGGGGAAGGCACCGCAAGATCATTTTACGCCAGCGAGGATTTCGATCCGAGTTCCGTCATTTTCTAGGAGGCAGCATGGCGACCCAAACAGAGAGATTGGCCGTCCAGTTAGAGGCTCGCATTCGAGACTTTGAGCGCAATTTCCAGCGTGCCAACAAAGTCGCGAATGACAATTTCGGACAGGTGGAGCGGCGGGCGAGGCAGTCAGCCAGTCGGCTCGAAAAGAGCATGGCCGATGCAGCGACTGGCATGAGCAACCGCCTGAAGGCCGTGGCGGGATCATTGGCGGCCGCCTTCACCGGCAGGGAGTTGCTGGCCCTCACCGACAGCTTCACCCGCTTTCAGAACAGCCTTCGCGTTGCGGGCGTGGAGGGCGTTGCCCTTCGCGAAGTGCAGGATAGTCTATTTGCATCGGCACAGCGCTATGGCGTGGGGCTGGAGGCGCTGGGGCAGCTCTATGGGCGGACCTCGCAAGCCGCGTCGGCCTTGGGGGCTTCGCAGGCCGATCTTCTGAGCTTCACAAACAACATTTCCGCTGCCGTGAAGGTGCAAGGCGGTTCCGTGGCGCAGGCATCCGGTGCGCTTCTACAGCTTAGCCAGGCATTGCAGAGCGGCACGGTTCGGGCCGAAGAGTTCAACAGCATCAATGAGGGCCTGTTTCCTGTCTTGCAGGCCGTGGCGGCAGGCAGTGACCGCTTCGCCGGGGACGTATCGAAGCTGCGCGCTGCTGTGCTGGGCGGGACTGTCTCTAGTCGGGAGTTCTTCGCGGCCTTTCAGGAGGGCGCTTCGATCCTAGAGGAGCGCGCCGCTAAGGCGACATTGACCACCGCCGCCGCGTTCGAGACTTTGCGAAACAGCCTTATCCGTTATTTCGGCGAGGCGGACCAGTCGGCGGGGGCCACCGCCGCTTTGGCGGAAGCGATCAAGACGCTTGCCGACAATCTCGACACTGTGCTGCCGGCGCTCGCCGTGCTGGGCACCGCGCTAGGGGTCGGGTTTGTGGCAAATGCCACCCGCGCCGCCATCGCGGCCCGTGGCGTTGGCACCGCTTTGCTGGGCGCATTCGGCGGCCCCATTGGCGTTGCTATCACTGGTATCACCGTTGCGCTTGTCGGACTTGCGGCGGAAGGCTCTCGCGTTGAAGCCGCCATGAACTCGGTGGAGGCCATCACCGGGGACGCGGCGCGGGCACTGAATGATGCCCGGGGCAAAGCCGACGATGCTGCTACGGGCGTCAAAGGTGTAGGCGTGGAAGCCGCAACATCGGAAACTAAGGTCCGGTCGTTCGCTGGCGCAGTGGGGGAGGCGGCCCAAAAGCTCTATGAGCTTGCCCGCGCCCGCCAAGCTGCGACAATCAGCGATCTAGAGGCTAAGCGGCAGCAGGCCAGCACCACTTACTCCGATCTGGTCCAGCAGACCGATGCCAACGTGCAGCGCAATCTAAACACGCCCGGCCAAGGCGTTGGGGTGTTCTTCGGAGCGGTCGCAACGCGGGCTAAGCGCCTGCTGGGCATCGGACCTAGCGAACAGGACGTGCAGGGCCAGCTTAGTGAGTTGTGGGACGCTATGGCGGCCTATGACGAAGCCATTGCGGAGGCCTCGAAGAATCTGGAGAGGTTCGTTCCTGAGCCTCCAGCCGTTGTGTCGCCTCCGGCTACTGGTGCCAAAAGTGGCCGAACGCGCCAGTCCGAAGCAGACAGGGCAGCGGAGGCGGAAAGGCGGCTCCAGCAGCGGATTGCTGAAACTACGGCCGATCTGCGCCTTCAGCTTCATCTCGCAGGCCTGCGCTCCGAAGGGCTGGACCTTCAGGCCGAGAAAGAGGAGGCCGTTGCACGAATCCGGCAGCAGTTTCCTGAACTGGTCGGCAGCGACAACGCCGCGCTCCGAGAGCAGCTTGCCCTTATGGAATCGCTGGCCCTTGCTGCCGTGGAGCGGGCCGACGCGGAACGCCAGTTTGAGGACGCCGAAAATGAAGCCCGCGCGGTTTTCGCGGCTCGCAAGTCCATGCGGGAGCGTGAGCAGAAAGAGGCAGAACGCCAGATTTCGTCGCTCGCGGACTTCTATGAGCAGGCTTTCAATGGCCGGGCACTGAACCTTTGGGATGAATTTAAGCAGGCGGGTTTTCGTGCCGTGGCCGAAGTGCTGGCCCGCTTCACTCTGTCCACCATGGACGGGAAGCCGGGCAACTTTCTCAGTGGTGGCCTTGGCGCTGCGCTTGGTTCCGTGCTCGGGTTTGATCGGGGCGGCTACACTGGCCCCGGCGGCAAGTATCAACCGGCCGGGATCGTCCACGCGGGCGAATATGTCCTCAATCAGGAAGCGACTTCCCGCATTGGGGTCCGCACGCTCGACATGCTCAACAGCGGCAAGACGCCCGGCTTCGCCAGTGGCGGCTTCGTGGGCAGAACGTCCGCGCCGTCCAGCGGGGGAGCGGCCAGCATCTCATTTGAGAACAATATCAGCCTTGCCATTCAACAGGCGGGCGGGGGCGGGCTCGATGAACAGCAGGCCCGCGCCACCTCAAATGCTCTAAAGACCGAAACGGCCAAATTCATGGAAGGCTGGCTTCAGAAGGAAATGCGGCCGGGAGGGCGTTTGGCACTGTCACGAAGATAAACTGCTCCGGAACACATCGGAAACGGAACGCCGAACCGTCTACGATTGCACTTAAAGGAATCGTTATGTGGGTTAGCTGTGTCTCTGGGTATGGTCCAGATTGCGTTTAAACGCTCGTATGGCACGAAATGGCATTCAAGATAAGGTTCAGGTCATCCCGGCACATCTATTGCGCTTGTTGGCCTTTATTTCGCCTTAGTCTTGCAATGTGTGAAGATTCGGTTAAGACACAAAAAGCCCGAGGCGTTGGAAGCGCCCCGGGCTGGTTCGTTAAGGCCGCGTTGGAAGCGCGGTTCAAATTTCGCTAGCGAGGCCCGCTGATTGGGCTTTCTCTGTGGAAAAGTCAACCCGCTTCCTTCGCTTCATTTTGGAGCACGAAAATTGGAACGTAAGATTTCTCCATCGGTCACGCCAGAAATGGCGAGACATATCCGGTTCCTGATCTTGGAACGGGGACTTTTCCAGCATCAAGCTGCTGCCTTGTGTGGCGTTAATCAGGGCAGGGTATCAGAAGTGATGCGCGGCCATCGCCATCCGGGGTTGCCACCGGCGCAAGGCGCTTTCCCCTTTTAACGGGCTGCTCGCGCAGCCAACTTGAAAGGGGGTGAGAACACTATGGCTACGCATGAACGCGGACGTGATGCACGGACGGGTCAGTTTATCCCTGTACCGGAAACTGAGCGCCGTCCGAGCACCACCGTCAAGGAAACGTACCGCACTGGCAAGAACGGTCCGCGTAACTGATCTTACGCTTTCCTCAACAATTTAAGGGCCGCCGGGGTTCGGCAAGAATCCCGGCAAGCTGTTAATTGCAGCATCGTAGAGCGTAGTGTCAATGTTCCCCGCCAACGTGGTCGCGCTGCCTCGAATGGATGGAAGTAGGCCTAATTTTTGGCGTCGCGTCGCTGGATCGCATCTAGAGCTCCTTGAGGTAGCGAGCTGTAAACCTCATCGACGTGCTTCGGTTCAGAGATCATTTTGTCCGCAATCAGGTTTAATAGGCGGAACAGAGATGCGGCCGTCGCGCGATCATCGTTGAGGTCGATTTCCCCCGGGTGGACAGCATTGTTTCCTATGACTCGCACGGCATCGAGCGCTCGCTGCACTCTGACATCTAGTCCCGCTTTTACAAGTGAGGCTATGTCTTGGTTTAAATTTTCCCCGGGTTGATCGAGGTGCTGGCAGAGCTTCTGAATGCATAGACGGATTAAGGCGGCCGCTCCACGAGGGGAAGTGTTCAAAATTGCGCTGGCTTCGCGGTAGTCTATCAATATTGCTTCTGGTAAATCTTCATTTGGAGAAGGCGCCTCACCATTCGCAGGATAGACAATATTGTCTCCAATCCAAACTGTAATCTTCTTGCATGTGAAGCAAGTGGAAAGATGAATGTTTCTTACGTCTCGCACTTTGAGGTTCTTTTCAGGAGGTGATATTTTCGGTACGAGCAAGGCCTCGTCCAATGTTTCATTTGACGAGTTTGAAAGAGCGTTCATCATCCGGAGAACGTCAGGAGCGCTCGCCCCAGTCATCCCTTCTCCTGTTATTTGAGGAGGCCCCTTAGGCGTGGGATACTGATTTGTCCGCCGTGACGCCAAAACATCGTACCAAGTTTGAGAGGTCAATGTATCGCAGTGCGGGCAATTGAATGCGGCTTCTCGCGTTGACGGCGCGACGTACTTTCCTGCCATTTATTTCCCCCGTCTCGTGGTCATCAACCGACCTTAGCAGCTAGCGCCACAACAACTCTTTTCAGTTCAGCGAGCTCTTTCTCCAGGTGGACGATGGTGTTGCCCTTGGCGGTCTTAGCAATGGCCTTCAGCCCCCTTGCCGTCGCTTCGTCACTCTGGAAGCTCGCTTCTAGCCGCGCCACCATCTCCGCATTCATGGAACGGTTGTTCGCAGTGGCAGCCGCAGAAATACTGTCCTTAAGCGCTTGCGGAAGCCGCAACTTGTAGTCTGGCAAAGGAGTTTTCATGACGTCTCTATAGGGTCAAAGTGGGGTTGACCGCAATCCACCGCGTTGTTACGTCATATGTGACGTCAAAAAGACGTCATAAGGAGATGTGTATGCAACCCACTGATCTTAAGCTTCGGCTTCAGCCCGCCCAACGGGCATGGCTGGACCACTATAAGGACGCTGAAAACCGTTCGCTAAACGGCGCTCTGTGCGACTTGATTGATCGCGCTATGAAAGCGGACCCGTTGAAAATCGTGGTCCGGCAGTGCGACTTGTCGGGCCAGCAATTCTTCGCTGTCTCGGTGGGCGTCTACGGCGAGGATTTTCCCGAGGGGCAGGACAGGGACGCTGCGATCAGCGCCGCACGAGCCAAGGCCAGGCAGTTGGGACTTTCCATCGGTGCAATTGAGTTCCGGATTGAGAACGAATCTGGTCCCGCCTTCGGCGCAGCGGTCCCCTCTCTTGATGAGGCCGCATGATGAGCGGCACCGGCTGGCGAGCTATCGCAATCGATCAGGGGCGGCGAGCCGCGCTCAGGTTTACCCATCGGATCAAGCCGACCGCCGACGAGGAGCGGGAGATTCTAAGCGAAGCGGAAGCGGTCGTTCGTTCACGTTTGGGCGGGGAAAACTTCACGCAAGAGCAAGTGGCCGGGGCGCTGGCCATCATGCTGGAGACATATCGGGAGCAGCGCCGTGAGCTATGACAGGCCCTTGCCCGATGAACCTCTGTTCACTCCCGACGAAGCGGCCGCAAAGCTCAACATGAGCGTGAAGACGCTCAAAGAGCACATTCGGATGGGGCGGCTCCGATACATCAACATCGGGACCGCCATGCGGAAGCGCTACCGCTTCACCAGCTACAATCTTCAAACCTTCATCGAAGACCAAAAGGTCCGGGAGACACCGAAATGTCCCTCCACAAAAACCCCAAAAGTCCATTCTGGCAATACAGCTTCGTCATCAACGGTCGTCGCTTTCACGGCTCTACAAAAGCCCGGAACAAAAAAGAGGCTGAGATTGCAGAGCGCCAAATAAGGGCGCAGGCGAAAGCCGATCTGGAGCGCGAACAGCTTACCGGGTCTGGTCCTATGACGCTGGATATTGCCTGCGGTCGGTTCTGGACAGAGATCGGGGAAAAGCACGCAAGCAGTCTCGACACGTGGGCGAACCTAGAGCGGTTGCTAAGCTTCTTTGGCCCCGCCAAGCGATTGGACCAGATAACCGACACCGACGTTGCGGCGCTGGTGGCATGGCGTCTCGGGCACAAGGTGACGGTCAAGACGAAGAACAAGGATGGCAAGCTTGTTGAGCGGGTTGTCAGGGGCATTTCCCCCGCCACGGTCAATCGGTCTGCTCTGGCCCCGCTCAAGGCGCTGTTCAGCCGCGCAAAGCGGGTCTGGCGGCAATCGCTGCCGATGGAACCCGATTGGCGCAGCCACTGGCAAAAAGCTTCGGAAGAGCGTGTTCGTGAACTGGACGATCATGAGAGCGCGGTCATAGATGCCGCCATTCGGGACGACTATGCCCTTTGGTTGGAGTTCGCCCGTCTCACCGGCCTGCGCCTCAATGAGACGCTGATAAGCTGGTCCAACGTCAATCTCTTTGCGAAGCAAATCGTCACCACGGGCAAGCGGGGCCGGAAAGTTGTCACGCCCATCACGCCGGAGGTGCGGGCGATCCTGAAACAGTGCGAAGGGCATCATCCCGAGGCTGTGTTTACCTACGTCGCCACAAGCAACCGTAGGAGCGACGTGGAAGCCGACAGGCGGGTAAAGGGCGAGCGCTATCCGCTCACCTATGCCGGGGCGAAAATGGCATGGCGACGGGCGCGGGCGAAAGCCAAAGTGACGGACCTTCGGTTCCATGACCTTCGCCACGACACGGCTACAAAGCTATTGAGGGCGACCGGAAACCTCAAGCTGGTCCAGAAGACCTTGAACCATTCGGACCTGAAAACCACAGCCCGCTATGCTCATGTGCTGGACGAGGAAGTTGCGGAGGCGTTGAGCGCAGTCGCAAATTTGCGGAAAAATTCACGGAATAAGGCCGCGAATGTCGCCTAA